AAATGGTTCATATAGACCAAATGAAACGTGGTGATCTTGATTATGACGATAAAAACGTTTACTGGAAAGGTAAAGTTTATCCAAGATCTAAAATGAACGAAGGAGCAAAAAATCTGCCTTGGGAAGACGAGGCTTATAAAAATGCCTAAAAAGAAATTTAAAGATACAACTGTTGGAAAGCTTTTATTCGGAGCTGCATCAGTTATAAATCCTACACTGGGGAATGTACTCCAAGGCGTGATGTCACCACAAGAAGCTATTGCTGAAATAACTAAAGCAGATGTTTCTAATGATGACAAAATAAAATTACAACAATTAATATACGAACAACAGAATAAAGAAATAGAAGCTATAACAACTCGTTGGCAAGCGGATTCTATGTCTGATTCTTGGATGTCGAAAAATGTACGCCCACTAGTTTTAGTGTGGTGTATTACTATTTTCTCGCTAGCTGGTATATTAGACAGTGTTGAAAGTATACCATTTCAAATAAATGCATTATGGAATGACACTTTCGAGAAGGTCATGATGGCCGTTGTCTTAGCCTATTTTGGCGGACGCACGACAGAAAAAGCAACAAATATATTTAAAAAATAAAAAATAATGGCAAATAATCAACCACATAGTTCACTGTTTGTAGTTCCAAGTGATACAATAAATATACCACAACCTGGTATTTTAACAACTGGAACTAACTCAAGTGGAGGCTCAAATGTTTTAACAGATGCTGGTCAAAATTTTACACCTTCAGTAACTAACGCTAACGGATACAATGTAACAGGCGGTATTATTTATCAAAGTTATACAGGTGCTTTTCCCGGTGCGATAAACACTATATTGGGTGTAACTGCACCAACCACTGTAAAAACGACAGGCTCTACTGCCGCAGGTGCTTACAACATATACTCTCCAAATCAAGATGGTAAAACTTCTTTTACTTTATTTGTAGGAACTGGAGGAGCAGGATCTACATTAAGAGTTTTAACAGCTTCAGGAGACGATGTTACATTAACTAATGTCCCTGATTCATCATTTATTCCTTTACAAGTAGTAAGAGTTTTTGGAACTGGTACAACTTGTAGCGAAATCTTAGCACTATACTAGTATGCCAGGTGGACCAAGTATGTTAGCTAATGCTAACGCAATATTAGCAGTCCCATTAACTATACAAGGTGGTGGAGGTCCTAGCCCTGTTACATTTTTTGTATTAGCAGAAAATGGAGATAAATGTATAACAGAAGTTGGTACTAATTTCATGGTACAAGAAATAGCACCTTAAATAAATAAAAATATAAAATGGCAAATATAAAATTTTCAGCTTTCACCACAGAAACAAATTCATCTAATGTAGATTTTCTTGTAGGTTATCAAGGCACAACAATGAAAAAAATAGCACCTAGTAATTTAAGTGGTTATCCTTACTTAATTGATACTGGTACTTCACCTTCATTATATTCTGGGTTTGTTCCTACTGGATTATCAGGTAATCCTGAAGGAAATACATTTTTAGGTATTGATGCTGGAAGTAGTAATACTACTGGATTTAGAAACACAAATATAGGTTTTCAGGCTGGTTCTTCAATCACTACAACACGTCATAATGTAAACGTTGGTTTTAAAGCTGGAGCATTTTGTACTGGAGGTGATAATACTTTTATTGGTTATCAAAGTGGAGAAGGTGTTTCTGGATCCACTACTGGTAGTAGAAACGTTGGTGTTGGATCATCAAGTCTGTATTCTTTAACTACAGGTATATTTAATATAGCAATAGGACGGGGAGTGGCCTCGAGTATAACAGAAGGTAGTTATAATATAGCTATTGGTGGTGGTGCTTTAAACGCTGTGACAACTCAAGATTCATGTACTGCTGTTGGTTATGAGGCTTTAAATTCTACTACTCAAATACTTAATACAGCTATTGGTTACCAAGCTGGTACAGCTGTAGGGGCTGATAAAGAAATAACTGTACTTGGAGCTAGTGCAGGTACTACTAACGCACCAGGTAGAAATGTTACTCTTGTAGGTTATGCAGCCGAGTGTTCTGCTGCTGCTGCTTCTAATGAAATTACCTTAGGTAATGGAAGTGTTTCTTTATTAAGAATACCAGGTCTTGGATCTACAGATGGTCACGTACTTACATATGAAACTGCTTCAGGTGGTATTGTATTAAAAGCTGCAGGTGGTGGTGGTGCGTCAGACTTAAATGGTCTTTCAGATTGTTTAGTTGATACAGAATCTTTATATGTAGGAGAAGTACCAAGTGGGTTAAGTGGTAACCCTCAAGGAAATACTGTAATGGGTATAGATGCTGGTGCAAGTTTAACAACTGGTATTAGAAATACTTTTATTGGGAATGATGCTGGATTTTCAGCTACAACTGCTAATGAAAATACAACACTTGGTTACCGAGCTGGTCAAGCTATTAGTGATACTTCTAAAAATAAAAATGTTTGTATAGGTAAAGGTACTTTTGATGTAGTAGCTGGTCAAGATTCTGTGGCTATTGGTTTTGAAGCTGGTAGAGTTAGTTCTTCGGCATCTTCTGTATATGTTGGTTATCAATCTGGTTGGGGAAATAGTGGTGGAAGTAATGCAGCTTTAGGTAGAGAAGCTTTAAATAGTGGTGGCGGTGGTCAGTCTGTTGGTGTTGGTTATCAAACTGCAAAAGTTAATTCTGCTGCTGGTCATATTTCAATAGGTTACCAAGCTGGTTTTTCTCAAACTTCTGGAACTAATAATACTAATGTAGGTTATAGGTCTGGATATGCTAATACTACAGGTGGTTTTAATGTTACTCTTGGATATGAAGCTGGAAGAAATAATACTGGCAGTCATAATACTTATCTTGGTTTTGAGGCTGGTAGAGCTAAAACAAGTGGTAATGATAATACTGTAGTTGGTTTTAGAGCATTAGACGCTGAAACAACAGGACAAAGAAATACCGCTATCGGTTATGAAGCATTAGGTGCACAAGACCAAACTGCAGCCTCACATAATACTGCTGTTGGTTGGCAAGCTGATGACGGAAATTCTAATGGATATTTTAGAACAAACATAGGTGCTGCAACAGGGAGAGGTTCAGCAACAGGTGCAAACATTACTAATATTGGTTATTCTGCCCTTGAAAGTTCAAGTTCTGCTTCTAATGAGGTTACTTTAGGTAATTCAAGTGTTGCAACTTTACGTTGTGCAGTAACATCTATAACTTCTTTATCTGATGAAAGAGATAAATCTGAAATAAAGGATTTAAGTTATGGTCTTGCTTTTATTAATACTTTACAACCAAGAGAATTTGTTTGGGATAATAGAGCAGAAACAAACGCTGATGGACAAGAATTTTATTCTGCTAATAAAGGTAAAAAAGATTTTGGATTTATAGCACAAGAAGTTAAAGAATTAGACAACGATACTTTAAGACTTGTATATGATAGCAACCCAGACAAACTTGAATTAAGTTACGGAAAACTTGTTCCAATATTAGTACAAGCTATAAAAGAATTAAAAGCAGAAGTAGAATTATTAAAATCATAAAAATGTTTAGAAACGGAATAACATCTGAAAACACAGAAGAAAGTCATAAAGAAATAATTACTTCACAAATACCACACCAATTAAGTGAAATAGGTGCTAATGATAATGTTGAAGCAATTAAAGAACATTTTAAGTGGGTTTTAGCAAATGACTTTTATAAAGATGAATTAACTTCAGAACAAATTACTAAAATGGAATCTTATTTGCCTGAAGATTATGCTGATGACTACGAAGATTTACCTTCTTAGTAGATTTGTTAAAACAGGTGTAACTATATAAATATAAAACAATTAACTTAAATTAAATTAAATGTCAAAAATTACAGAAGAACAATTAGAAATAATTGTTAAACACCAAGAAGAACTAGGTGCAATATTAAATAATATTGGAGTTCTAGAAACACAAAAACACGCTTTACTTCATAAAGTAGCTGAAGTAAACGAAGAATTAGAAAAGTATAAAGCAGCGCTTGAAGAAGAGTACGGTAAAATAAATATCGACTTAAAAACAGGTGAGTATACTGAAATAAAAGAAGAAGAAACAGAAGCATAATGGATTCTGTTATAAGAAAAATCAGTATTGGATCTGATTATAAAAACGATGCTATGCACTACTCTGTAGGCCAACAGGTTTATGGTGGTCATGAAATAGCATATATTTTATTTAATGAGTTTGACAATTCTTATAACATACATATAAAGAAAAGCAACGAGGTATTGCCGTGGAAGAAATTCAACTCTAACATGGCAGTATCAGTTGAGTATGATTTAGAGTATTAATGAAGAGTCTATATGATTTTATCGTTGAACCAGTTGGCGATAAATACAGTAATACTGTTAAAGTAGGTGATAAAAAATTAGTTGTAAATACTAAAATAGAAAACTGGAAGTTTGTAAACAGATTAGCTAGGGTTGTAGAAACCCCAGCTGCTTTTTCAACACCTATAAAGAAAGGTGCTTTAATAATCATACATCAAAATGTATTTAGAACATTTTATGATATGAGAGGTGAAAAGAAAAAAAGCAGATCTTATTTTAAAGATGATTATTATTTCTGCGCAGTTGACCAAATTTATTTATATAAAAATAAAAACAATTGGAAGACTATAAACGATAGATGCTTTATAACACCTATAAAAAGCAAACAAGATCTAACACTAGATAAAGAGGCAAGCCTTATTGGTATACTTAAATATGGTAACAAGTCTTTAGAAGCGCTTAATATAAGTCCAGGTGATCTTGTAGGATTTACTCCCAACAGTGAATGGGAGTTTTTAGTCGAAGACAAACGACTTTATTGTATGAAATCAAATGATATTGTAATTAAGTATGAATACCAAGGAGACGAAGAAGAATATAATCCAAGCTGGGCAGAGAGCAGTGGAAGAGTTGATCAAAGTAGCTAAAGAAGCTATCGTTGATTCAGATGATGATATATCAGCTGATAGACTTAAAAATGCTGCAGCTACAAAAAAGCTTGCTATATTCGATGCGTTTGAAATACTTAGTCGTATCGAAGAAGAAGAAAACTTATTAAACGAAAAACCAAAAGAAGTTAAAGAAGAAAGAACTTTTAAAGGTTTTGCAGAAGGTAGATCTAAGTAATGTACGAACAAAGTTTATATAAAGTTTTAAAAGACCATATTAAACCTAAAGTTCTTAAACGAATGAACAGGTATAGCAAATGGGAGTATGGATACAATAAAGAACATGATATTGTTGTAATAAGCAGAACAGGTAAAATAGGTGAAGTATATGAAATACAAAACCTAAAAATAGCTTTACCTGTAGAAAATAAAATACATAAGTTTGAAACAGATAAGTGGGAATACACACCATATCCTAAAGTTTTAAAAAAAATTAAATCTGTTTTTGACTGGGAACAATATCCACTAGATTTTAAAGAAAAATGGTATGATTACATTGATGAGGAATTTAATAGAAGAGAGCAAGGTTTTTGGTTTTATAACAAAGGCAATGCTACTTATATTACTGGTACTCATTACATGTACTTGCAGTGGAGTAAAATTGATGTCGGTCAACCAGACTTCCGCGAATCGAACAGATTATTTTACATATTCTGGGAGGCTTGTAAGGCCGATCCTAGATCCTATGGAATGTGTTACCTTAAGAACAGACGTTCTGGGTTTTCCTTTATGGCGTCCGGGGAGTGCGTTAATATGGCAACAATATCAAGCGACTCTAGGTTTGGGATATTATCAAAGTCTGGTCCTGATGCCAAGAAGATGTTTACCGACAAGGTGGTACCGATATCGGTTAATTACCCCTTCTTTTTCAAACCAATTCAGGACGGAATGGACCGTCCAAAGACAGAGCTCGCGTACAGAGTACCCGCAACAAAGTACACGCGTAAGAAACTCGAGACGAACCAGCA